ATGGCCGGCATCGGCGGCCCCGAGTTCCTGAAGGTGCTGTCGAACATCGACAACGCAGCCACAATCGTCACATACCTTGGTAAGTCGGAGAACATCAACGAGGCCATCCGCATCGGCTCGCTCGACCCGGTGCAGATGGGTATCGAGATGATGAAGATGTCCGGTAAGGCTACGAAGGCGTTCGCCAAACAGATCAGCAAGGTGCCGGCACCGATTGAGCCCGTTGCTGGCCGTGGTAATACGGATTCCGATGGTGCCGAGCCTGACCCAAGCGATCACAAGGCATGGATCGCCTGGCGCGCAAAGAATTCGCGTAAGCGTCGTTAATGCTGCTCGTCGCCTTCGCTGTACTCCTGCTATCCGGAGGCGTTCAAGTCATGCCGACATTCGATCAGAACCTGGATGTCGGCTGCTGCATCATGTATTGGGAAGCGTCGAAGGCGACGACGGGAAGTGTTGAGGTGAAGAAGGATGCGACGAGTTGGGCGGTTAGTGCAAAGGTTCGGGAGAGGTTTTAACCGCTATTGCATCCTTTTACTCAAGGCATAGCATGTGAATCTAGGCTGCGGCGAGCCGTAATCGCTGGGTTAAGTCGAGCCTCATTCGACGGATTGGCCCGTTAAGTTGGTCTCCGCAGGGCAGGGACGAGCGCCAGAAATGGCTTTCTTGTTTTTGCCTTTGGAGATTTACATGGCTGGGAACAGTCTGCTCACAATCAATACGATCACCAATGAGGCAGTCCGCCTCTTCACGCAGTCCAACGCATTCCTCCGCACCGTCTCGCGTCAGTACGACGACCAATTCGCGCGTTCCGGCGCGAAGATCGGTAACACCCTCCGCATTCGCCTGCCGAACGACTATGTCGTGAACGACGGCCCGGCAATCACGCCGCAGGGCACGAACGAGCAGAACACTACGCTCACCGTCGCGCAGCAGTCGAACGTGCCGATCAGCTTCGGTACGGCTGAAAAGACCATGTCGTTGGACGACTATAGCGAGCGCATTCTGGCGCCGGCTATCAACCGTCTGGCAGCAAAGATCGCTAGCCGTCTGATGACCGTTGCGCAGCAGTCGTGCAACCTGGTCTATAAGAACTCGTCGGGTCTCGTGTCGCCGGATGCTGGTACGTGGCTCACGGCTGGCGCTACGCTGTCGCAGAACCTGGCGCCGGAAATGGACCGCAAGATCATTCTCGATCCGATGACGCAGGCCCGTACGGTCTCGTCGCTGGCTGGCCTGTTCAATCCGCAACGCAAGGTGAGCGACCAGTTTGAATCGGGCATGCTCACGACCGACACCCTCGGATTCGACTGGATGGCAGATCAGACGGTGCGCATTCAGACAGTCGGTACGTTCTCGGCTGGCACGGTCAACGGCGCAAACCAGACGGGCAACACGCTCATCGTGAGCGCGATCACTGGCACGCTGAACCAGGGTGACGTGATCACCATCGCTGGTGTCAACGCGATCAACCGCCTTACCGGTGACGATCAAGGCACGCTTCGTCAGTTCGTGGTGACTGCTCCGGTTAATTCAGGCGCTACGTCGATTCCGATTTACCCGGCTATCGTCCCGGCACCCGCACCGTTCAACACGGTTACGGTATCGCCGGCCAACGGTGCGGCGATCAGCACGGTAATGCCGGCTAGCTCGCAGTACCGTATGAACCTGGCGTACTACCCGGAAGCGTTCACGTTGGCCACGGCTGACCTAGAAATGCCGACGACTGGCGTGGTGGAAGCTGCGCGCGCCGAGTTCGATGGGGTTTCGCTCAGGTTGCTGACCGCCTATGACGTGATGAGTGACCAACTTGTTACCAGAATCGACTGCCTGTACGGCTATGCAGCGATTCGTCCGGAATGGTCGTCGATCGTGGCTGACGTGCTGTAAGGTTCTCCTCCGGTGCGGTTTGGAGCCGGGGGCGACCTCGGCTCCTTTTTTGAGAGTAACGCATGCAACACATCAACCATTCCAACGGCCGCAACTTCACTGCGCCCTATCGGTTCATCGAATACCCGAAGTGGGTCTCGCTTGCCGATGGGTCGAAACTTCTCGTGCACGATGAGGATGAGGAAGCCGCGGCTGTCGGCTCCGAAGAGGGTGACCTTGATGGCATCCGTGAGGATGTCGAGGAGCGCCAACGCCTCTTCGCCGAAGCCAAGTCACTCGGCCTGAATCCGCATCACAAGATGAAGGCCTCCCGTCTGCGTCAATTGATCGAATCCCAATCTTAAGGAGCATTCCATGAAGAAACTGTTTCTCGCTCTCGTCGCCCTGATGGGCATTTTCGCGTCGGCTAGTTCGTTCGCTCAGTCGAGCACGTTTAACCCGTCGACCGGCTTTCAGACGATCAACAACACGTGCGGCACGTACTTTCTGCAGAACGGTACGTACTACAACGCTCAGGGTGCAAGCATCGGTAGCTCGCTCCCGGTCTGCGTTCCGCCGTTCAGCGCACAGAGCTCCAGCGCGGCTGTCATGATCCCGGCTAAGTACGTGACCGCCAGCCTGCCGGCATGTAGCGCATCGACGGTTGGTCTCGTTGCTGTCACCACGGATGGTGCGGCCACTCCGGTGTACAACGCCACGGCGACTGGTGGCGGTGCTGTTGTCGTGGAAGTGCTGTGTAACGGGGTTTCCTGGACGAATCACTGATCGGCCGAAGACATGCGCAAATACTTCGATGTCGTCTTCTACACCACGAGCATCCCTGTAGCTGGCGCGCTTGTCTTCGTCACTGATCAGAGCGGGAATCTGGTGACGCTGTATTCGGATGATGGCGTCACGCCGACTGATAACCCGCTCACAACGGACTCCACCGGCTTCTATTCGTTCTACGTGGCCGATGGAGTCTATAACCTTCAGTACATGGTCAACGGGGTTTCTCTCCGTAATCTGACCGACGTACAGATCTTCGATGAGTCGAATTTTTCCTCTTCGACACCACAGATCCTCAAGTCCGTCAACCTGACGGGCCAAAGCGGAAACATTGCTCCCACGACGTTCTATACGGTTCCCGCAACGGGCGCCGGCATGTATCGCGCAACCGTCGACCTGATCATCACGACTGGCGGAGGCACTGGTGATATCACAATCCAGATTGGTAACAACAATGGGATCGTGACGAATACGCAGACATTCGATACCGTTATGAGCACATCGACAGCAGGTAATGAGAATGGTGGGCCTCTTGTTTTCTATGCCGCAGCAGGCACGCCGATTACCTACGGCACGACAATGATCAACGTCACGACCGGGAGCGTGTACACCTTGCGCGTCCGTCTGGAATACCTTGGATAAAAGAGATGAGCTATACACAGGAAGGAAACAGCGTCTGGAGCGTGTCCCGTAATACGTGGGTGAGCGTTTGCTTCCTGGCTCACACCTACGTTTTCAACGGTGACGGGACGATTTCCACCGATACCTGTACGGATGGCGTCAATAGCTGGACGAAGACTTACGGCTATACAACCGGTAACCTTACGTCTGAAACTACCTGGGTGAGGCAATAATGTGCATGACTCTTGGGGAGTTCCAGAAGGATCTGATCATCTTTCAGAAGTTGATCGCGACCCTTGCATCTGGCGGGGGAGGCAGTGTAGGCGGTGGAACCTTGGCTCCAGCCAAGGATACGATCGCCAACTCCACAGCCGGTATGACGATCATCGGCCCGGATATCATCTCGGCGGCTGAATCGATCTTTAACCGTGAGGGCGCAGTCACTGCAGACTTCACGGATACGACCGATACAGCGGCGACTATCATTTCGTCGATTCCTTCGGGCTTCTCGACGGCTGCTGCGAACGGTGCATCGTGGATCTTCACCTACGTCAACACAACCGGATTTCAGGCCACTATCGCGCCCGGCACTGGCGTAACGATCTTCTCGTCGGGCGCAGCAGCGAGCGCAAAGGTTCCGCGGTTGTCGTCGCTGACGTTTGTTGTCACGCAAGCCAGCCCGACTACGGTAACGATGGCTGCTGTCAATGCATCGCGGTTGATCAACTACCCAGCGACTCTGTATTACCCGGTTACGGCAACTACGGGTGAGGTAATCCCTTTCAGTGCCCCGTCTGACCTTAAATACCTTGCGCGTACGGGACCTACTGCGGCATTCACGGATACCACGGACACGGCAGCAAACATGATTGCGGCTATTCCTGGACCGGCTGCACTTAGTATTACTGGCCTTACCTGGACGCTTCGGTACATCAATAATACTGCGTTTCAGGCAACGTTCGCAGGCGGAACGGGCGTAACGATGGACCCGAACAACCTGATTTCTCCCGGAACATTCCGCGATTTCATGTACCAGATTACCTCTACAACTACACCGGCAATCAGTGTCGTGTCGGTCGGCAGTGGATCGAACTAAACCATGAAAAAGTATCTGCCTTTGATTGCGGCATCCCTTATCGGCCTTGGTGCTGCGGCTGCGCTATCGCCTATAGCCTTTGCTCAGACCACTCCGTCTAACAGCTATAGCGTCCCTGGCCCGACTGTTATGGGCAAAGTAGATGGCAGTATCACGCTCCAAAACATCCCGTTTGCTCCGGGTGCGGGCGCAAGCGCAGTCATTGCTACGACGCAATCGGTTGCAGCAGGCTATTTGCCGCTGACGGGTGGGACGGTCACAGGAAGTTTGGCTACCACGGGTAATGTCAGCGTCCAGGGAAACCTGAGTTCCACCGCCAACACACAGCCAGCTGGTCCAACCAACTCAGGTGTATCACTAGGGGGATCGCCTACATACGCTTTCATCGGCATGTACGATCAATCGTTGACTGCGAATAATCGGACATCGCAGATTATTTTCCTCAGTGGGCAAACGCAATTCAGGCTTGCGAATGATGCATCGAGCGCGACAGCCAATTGGCTGGTTGCATCGGGAGGGTATGCCTCCGGAATCACAGGCATCACGTCGAACAGCGGAAGCGGAACATGGGCGCATACCGGTGCGTTCAGTGCGACGTCTAACATCACGGGGTTTAATGTTGTAGCCAACGGTGGAAGTGTTTATGCGGGTGGCGCACCTAGCACGCCATTGAACGTGACGACGCAAAGCAGCGTTCAATTGTTCACAGGCGGAGCCGCCAACCAGTCAACGATCGCGCTTATCAATTCCACGAATTCGGCTAACAACCGTAGTGCGTACTCGCAATGGGCGGGCGGTAACTTCGTCATCGCCGGCTTCGCTAACGATGCGTTCACCGGCGGCGTGCCAATCCTGCAAGCGCAGGGCGGATTCGCCACTGGCATCACCGGCATTCTTTCGAGCAGCGGGACGGGTTCATGGACCCATACCGGCAATATGGCTGTGTCTGGACACGATCACGGCAGGCAGCGGAACCCTCAACGTCTATTCCGCCAGCGGCGTAGCTGTTACGACTCCCCATGTAGTGACTGGCACCGTTACCCTCGCATCGGGTGCCGCTACTGCTACATTCACCAGCAGTGCTGTTTTTAGCAACACGACGTCTTACAACTGCACAGCGACGGATACAACGTCCAACAGCGCAGTAAGCGTGAAGAACGCTTCGGCGTCGTCGATCACGTTCACTGGGCCCACGACAGCCGAAGTTATCGCGTATCAGTGCGTGGGCAACTAATCAGCAAGGGACCATTCCCTTCCCCGTTGCATTAGCTTATTCGGGGCCTACCATCGAAAGGGATCTCTCAATCGGTCCCTTTCATGACTGTCTCACTCAACACTGCCCCGCCGCAAACTACAGTACTGGATATCATCAATCTGGCGCTGAAGACGGCTAACGTGTTGGGTGTTGGGCAAGCAGCATCGGCCGAGGACTTGAGCGATTCATTCTCGCTGCTGAACATGCTGATGGCGCAGCTTCAGCGCCGCCGTTACATGATCTACCAGCTTGTGACGGTCGCCAAGCAGGCAACAGGTCAGCTTTCGTACACGGTCGGCCCTGGTGGCGATTTCGACATCGCGCGCCCCTCCAAGCTCGAGTCTGCCTTTTTCCGGCAGAACGTTCAGACTCCCCTTCCCGTCGACTATCCGCTTGAAATCCTCCGCTCGACCGAGGACTACAACCGGATCAGCATCAAGAATCTCAACGCCTTCCCGCGATTCGCCTTCTACGACATGGCGTATCCGATCGGCAATCTGTTCGTTTGGCCCGTGCCGAACAACATGTACGAGATTCACATCACGGTCATGCAGCAGTTACAGCAGTTCGGGACCGTGAGCGATGTGATTACAATGCCGCCTGAGTATTCGGCAGCGCTGATGTGGAATCTTGCGCTCGAGATGTATGTGATGTTTGGCCTTCCTCCGAATCCGCAGGTTCAGGGTAAGGCCGAGGCATCGTTACGCATCATTGAAGAAAGTAATGCAGCCATACCCCAGCTTCAGTTGCCGGTAGCAGTTAGGCCGCAGAGAGGCGCAACTTACAATATTTACGGTGACTTCCAGATCGGGAGCACTCCGTGAAGGTAGCCCTCACTACGGGCGCCTACTCTGCAAAGTCCCTCGTCGCCGAGGCTCAACGGTCGATCAACCTGTACGGCGAAAAGGGAATCGAAGGCTCGCCCTTTCCCTTCACCTTCTACCCTTCTCCAGGTCTCACTCAACTCGCATCTGCTACGCCGACCAATGGCTCGGGTTGGCGTGGCCTATTTATGGCATCCAATGGCGTCCTGTACGGCGTCTGCGGCTCG